GGATTAAATTGAAAGGTAAAGACGGATTATTTACTCCGGCATCTTTCAGCCACATTTACAAACTAAAAACTACCCAAATGTCTAATGACAAAGGCACTTGGTTTGGTTGGGAAGTAAGTAAACTTGGTCCGGTGACAGATACCGCGATGTATCAGCAAGCTAAAACGTTTAGTGAAAATATTTCTAAAGGAAGTATTAAAGCTAAACACGGCGCTGATAAACCGAAAGATCAAGGCATTATCTAATTCTCTAAGAGAATAGGCGCACCGTGTGGGCCTAGAAGGAGACTGAAGGGCCCACACAGGATAAAGTCATGAATAAAAGATATATAGAATATTTTGATGGTTATCGTGCTGCTTACGGGTTAGCTGACTTTGAACATGAAGAAGCAATAGTAGATCCAGAAAGCGGAAAGAAGAAACCGGTATACAGATGGAATTACGAACCTCTAACTGAAAAAGTTTATCAGGCTCATATAGAAGGTAAAATTTCAATTGGAATACAGCCGTGTAACGAAAGTAAAGAGTCAAGACTTGGTGTCATAGATGTTGATCCAAAAGATTATATAAATTTCGATAAAAAATTTTTCATAGATAAGATACAAGAATTTGATTTACCACTAATACCTGTGGAATCTAAAAGTGGGGGATTACACCTTTGGTTATTTATAGATAGTTTTGTAAGTGCAAAAGAGATAGTATCTTTTTTGACTAACTTACTCCCTTTATTTAAGTTAAAGCCTGATAATGAAATATTTCCTAAACAAACAGAATTAACGAAAGACGGAGAGAATGGAAAATTAAAGCCGGGACAATTCATTAATTTACCCTACTATGGCGGAGAAAGAAAAGGATTAAATATAGATGGTACACCATTTGAATTAGACCAATTTTTACAGGTTGTAGAAGCTAATTTAATTTCAAAAGATGAATTAGATACGATTACAGAAAATATAGATAAAAAAATATATCAAGGAGTCAATGAAGATTTTATTGATGGTCCTCCTTGTCTAGCCTCAATTTCTAAGGAATCTAAGGAAAAAACTTTTGATGGTAAAGATAGGTTTATGTATAATTACCATGTCCTAGCTAAAATGAAGTTTCCAGATACCTGGGAGGATAAAGTTAAAAATGCACCAGTAAAATATTTTGAAGAGGTACATGGCAACGCCTGGAACGATCAAAAGTTAAAAGGAAAAGTAAGGTCCTGGACAAAATCAGAAAAAGGCTATACTTGCACGCAAGACCCTCTTGTTAATTTCTGTAAAAAAGGAATTTGCGTTAAGAAAAAATTCGGAATTTTAGCAGGCTCTAAAGGATCTTATCCTGTTCTGACTAATCTAAGAAAGATAGAAATTTTTGAAGAACCCGAATATGAATTCGATGTAATTAAGCCTGATGGAATCAGTAAAGTAACAGTGTTCTGTAAGTCTGTAGAGCAACTAAATGATCGGACAGGTAGACGAAATGCTATATCCAAAGCTGCCGGGTTTTTCGCACCGCATATAAGTACCACACAAGAACAACTAATTATGGATGCTTTGTACGACACCCAGCAGTCAGTTCAGCCGCCTATCGGAACATCTCCTAAAGAAAAATTACATGATGTTTTACATACTAAAATTAATGGACCAAAAGCAACCAACGATGCCGCATTTAAAAGCGGATCAGTACTAATGGAAGATGGTTATGCCTTTTTTAAATTTGATAAATTTTATGATAGATTAAAAGCTAAAGATTGGAAATATAAAGAAGAAAAAACAGGACGTATAATGGTAACAACTTACCGGGAATGTGAAATACAGTTTCTAGATCAAAAAAGGTTTCCTGTTAAAGACAAGGGAAAATATAATTCTTCCACTAAAAACATAGTACAGATAAACATAAAGTCCTTTGAAGAAATCCCTATATATCACGATAAAATAAAACACAAAACGGAGATAATGTAATGGCAGCTAAAATGGATTTAATAACCATGGTTTTATTCACAGCACTTTGGATATATTTAAATTTAGGATTATGATCAGTAGAAAAATATACGGGCCTCCGGGAACAGGGAAAACAACCAAGCTCATTAACTACGCAAAAACTTTTTATAAACTTGGAACTCCTTTAGATAAGATAGGTTATTTTGCATTTACAACAAAAGCAGCTACAGAAGCTGTCAATAGAATGCTGGATACTTTTAAACATTTACAGAAAAAAGATCTAAAACATTTCCGCACTCTCCACTCACTGGCTTTCTGGAGATTGGGTATGAAAAAAAGTCAAGTAATGCAAGATGAACATTATGAAGATATAGGGAGACAGGTTGGTATTGAAGTAACAATTTATTCTGACGGCCAAGAAACAACAGGGTTTGTGGATTCCAATAGTGAATATTTTAACCTAATAAATACAGCTAGAATCAAGGGCATATCTATAGAAGATGAATATAACACCGGCATGTATTCGTACGAACTTGAAAAAAATTTATTACATATTTTAAACAAAGAATTAACTAACTATAAAGAATCTTTTAAGCTGTATGATTTTACCGACATGATTGAAAAATTTAATGTGGCGAAATTGTGTCCAAAATATGACCTGGTGTTTATTGATGAGGCACAAGATTTATCTCCAATACAATGGGAAATGGTGGAAATTTTACGTAAAAACTCCAAATATGTTATACTAGCAGGAGACGACGATCAAGCAATTTATGGCTGGGCTGGTGCGGACGTTAAAAAATTTCAAGATATTACATCTAAAAAAGACATTATCTTGCCACAATCTTATCGGGTTCCAAAAGAAGTACAGAATATAGCTGATAAAATTTTAGATAGGATTCCAGATGAACGAAGAATAAAAAAGATTTGGAAAGCAAGAGACGAAGATAGAGTTGTTAATTATATTAGTTCAATAGAAGATGCTCCTTTAGAAAAAGGTGATTGGTTAATACTAGCTAGAACTAACGACAGACTCGAAAAACTTAAACCCATTCTTAAGGATCTCGGGGTTTATTTTCAATATAAAGGTCGTAAAAGTTTCAGGGCGACGTTGTTTAAAAGTGTTTTAAACTACACAAGATGGCAGAATAAAAATGATCAACTTTCCTTAAGTGAAATAAAGGACGTATTAGACTGTGTTCCTTATACCAATAATTTAAAAGAAGAAAGAATGTATGATTTAAAAGAATTTGGTTTTAGTCATACTCAGCGATGGTATGATGTATTCACGATTAATCCTGAAGAATGTTTATATATTAGAGAATTATTGAGACATAAAGAAGAATTAAACAAAACTGCAAGAGTTCAATTATCCACAATACATTCTGCAAAGGGTGGTGAAGCAACAAATGTTTTACTTATTTTAGACAATACAAAAACAATTAGAGAAGCAGTAGAAAAAAATTGGCAAAAAGCAGATGAAGAAAACAGAGTTTGGTATGTAGGGGTTACAAGAACGCGCCAAAATTTATATATCATGACAGCTAAAAAGGAGGCCAATGGATATGACATCGAAAGTCTACAATAAACAGGTTGGAGGATCTCACTATAAAGATATGGTGATTCAGCCAAGTGAGTTTATAAACAGGAATAAATTGCAATTTGCAGAAGGAAATGCTATTAAATATATTTGCAGACATGCACATAAAGGAGAAGCACAAGATTTAGAAAAAGCCAAACATTATATTGATATGATTATTGAAAGAGATTATGGGGTCCAATGAAAATTCCTAAGTTTGAAGCACAGACTGAATGGGTTAAACCTACAGAGTTTCCAGACTTACGTCAGGTAGAAGAGATTGCAATAGATTTAGAAACAAGAGATCCTGATTTAATTAAAAAAGGATCAGGTTCTGTTATTGGTAATGGAGAAGTAATTGGTATTGCAGTTGCAACAAAACATTACAAAGGATATTTTCCAATTGCTCACGAAGGTGGTGGTAACATGGATAAACAACGTGTCCTGGCCTGGTTAAAAGATGTATTAGAAGCACCATCTACAAAAATTTTTCACAATGCTATTTACGATGTCTGTTGGTTAAGGGCTATGGGCTTTAAAATAAACGGCGATATAGCATGTACTATGATTGCCGCAGCCGTAACTGACGAGAACAGATTTCGTTACGATCTCAATAGTTTATCTTGGCATTATCTAGGTTATGGTAAAAATGAAGCAGCACTAGCAGAAGCAGCTTCTGAATGGGGCATTAATCCTAAAGCAGAAATGTACAAACTTCCGGCTATGCATGTTGGATCTTATGCAGAAAGAGACGCTGAAGTAACCTTTGGTCTTTGGCAAGAAATGAAAAAAGAAATTATTAATCAGGACTTGGAAGATATATTTGATTTAGAATCTGATTTATTTCCGTGCCTGGTTGACATGAGATTTAAGGGTGTGCGCGTAGATATTGAAAAAGCACATGCAATGAAAACAGAATTTAAAAAAGCAGAACAAGATTTATTACATAAGATAAAAGGAGAAACTAATATTGATACACAGATCTGGGCAGCAAGAAGTATAGCTAATGTATTTGATGTATTAAGATTGGGGTACCCACGTACAGAAAAAACTGAAGCACCATCATTTACTAAAAATTTTTTACAAGAACATAAACATCCTATTGTTAATATGATCGCTAAGGCAAGAGAAATTAATAAAGCTCACACAACTTTTATTGATTCTATTTTAAGATATGAACATAAAGGAAGAATACATGCAGAGATAAACCAACTTAGAAATGCAGGGGGAGGAACAGTGACCGGAAGATTTTCTTATCAGAATCCTAACCTCCAACAAATTCCTGCAAGGAATAAAGATTTAGGCCCAAAGATAAGATCTTTATTTCTTCCTGAAGATGGATGTAAGTGGGGATGCTTTGATTATTCTCAACAAGAACCAAGATTAGTCGTTCACTATGCATCTTTATATAAACTTCCTTCCGTTTACGATGTTGTTGATGCTTATCAAAATGATTCTAATTCTGATTTTCATCAAACCGTTGCCGATATGGCAGAAATTCCAAGATCACAAGCCAAAACAATTAACTTAGGATTATTTTATGGAATGGGTAAAGCTAAACTACAAGCAGAACTAGGGGTGACAGAAGAAAAAGCAGCAGACTTGTTTACAACTTATCATAATAAAGTGCCGTTTGTTAAACAGTTAATGGGGAAAGCTTCTAATAGAGCCCAGGACAGAGGACAGATAAGAACCTTACTGGGCCGTCTTTGTCGCTTCCATTTATGGGAACCAAATCAATTCGGGATGCATAAGGCATTGCCTCATGAAGAAGCACTTAGGGAACATGGACCAGGGATTAGAAGAGCCTATACATACAAGGCATTGAACAAATTAATTCAAGGAAGTGCCGCAGATATGACAAAAAAATCTATGCTAGAGCTTTACAAAGAGGGAATAATACCGCATATACAGATCCATGATGAATTAGATTTATCTATTGAGAACGAAAAAGAAGCCCAAAAAATCGTTGAGATTATGGAAAATGCTGTTACACTTGAAGTTCCCAACAAAGTAGACTATGAGTTCGGATCTAATTGGGGGGATATTTACGACTAACTAGGAGAAAAATATGGAAAAAGTAAAACAATTATGGGAATTAGCTAAAACCAATAAGAAAACTGCAATTGGTATAGTTATTGCTATCCTTATATTATACGCATTAGTTAATAAATAATCTTAGGGGTTTAAAATGGCTGAACAAATTTGTGAAAAATGTAATCATTTATGTCACTGCGAGAGTCGTTGCTTCAGCCATGAAGACTGTTCATGTAAAAAATGTGAGTGTGAGCCTAAAGAAGAGGGTTTAGTAGTGGATGATTCAGGAGAATGTGAAAGTTGTCAATAATGGGTAGGTACTATGAAATACAAGACATTGAAGCTTCGAAGATTACGTCTTCAAAAATTAGCAGCACATCGACGAAGACAAAGACAAAGATGTT